GAAAGAACTGTTTTTTTATTTTTAGACTGATAAGAGTTTAACATAACAACATTTGATAAGTCAACTGCCGAAATTTTATCCCCACGAATGGTTGCCATATTCGGACAACCACAAGAAACTGTCTTACTTGGATGTCCTTCCAATTCCTTTCCACAGGAACGACACCTAATCTTTATATTTTCCATTGTATAATACTTTATACGTCTTCAGTTTTCAGTTATTTATCATCTAACATATACTCTACCGTATTCGCAACATCATTCATTGCATCTCGCAGTTCCTCACGTTGTCCGGAATGTTGTTCTACTTTCGTAACACCATTTCTAAATTCTTCGCAGAGAGTCCATCTCCATTGACTCATACTCTTAGAATACCAAAGATTAATTTTCATTTGTAGAAAAGTTATCTACTCGACTATTTAGTTCTCCCATCTTACGAATCAATTGTGTATGTTGATTTTCTATTTCAACAATACGACACTGTAGCATCTCAACCATATCATAAAGGTTATCACAATCTGCAATTTTTTGTTCCGATTTTTTAATTTTCTTTTTCATAAAAAAAGGGGGACTATTGTCCCCCACTATACTTATATTATTCGATACTGTCAACAGCAGCAAGTGCTTTCTGTCTCAGGTCCTCAGGAAGAGGAACATAACCAAGACCGTCAGACATTGCCTGTGCTTTCTCACTCAACATATAACGAAGGGTCTCCTTCACACCAGTCTTAGACTCAGGATATGCTAGAACCCAAGTAAGGGAGACAATAGGGTATGCATTGGCACCAGCAGGATTAGCATCAGCACCACGAAGTTGATCGTCCAAGACAATCTTGCTCAAACCAGCAGCAGATGTTTCGGCATTTGCTGTGACATAGTTACCTTCCTTGTTTTGTAAGGATACTTGTTGAAACTTACCACCACTCACATAACCATAGTTCAGGTAACCAATAGCACCAGGAACTTGCTTCACTTGTGCGGCAACACCAGAGTTACCTTTACCACCAACACCAGCAGGCCACTTCACTGCCTTACCTGTGCCGACATTCTCTTTCCATTCAGGAGAGAATGCAGACAGGGAGTTAGTGAAACCTTTTGTGGTGCCACTACCATCAGAACGGAATACAGGAACGATAGTTTTACTATCACATCCAAAGGTAGACCAGTTAGTAATCTTACCAAGATATACATCAGCAAGTTGTGTCTGTGTCATCTTGACATCACAACCAGGCATGTTGTAAGCAGGAACAATAGCACCACCAGTCATAGGAATGTGTACCATTGGAATCTTCTGCTTCTCATCACTTACAGCACCATCACTAGCACCAAAGTCAACTGTGCCAGCCATATACTGACGGACACCAGAACCACTACCAACTGCTTGATAGTTTACTTGGTTGCCGGTTTCACCTGCCATAGTCTGAAACCATGCTTGATACAATGGTGCAGGGAATGTTGCACCTGCTGCATCAAGTCTGAATGTAGTCTGTTCTGCAGATCCACATGCCACCATTAGAGGAGTGGCAGCAGCAATTGCTGCGATAGATTTGAGTTTCATTTTAATAAAAAAACTTTATTATATAGAGACAATTAATACAATTTTAACCATTAAAAAGGAGACCCTCGTCAGAGTCCCCGAACATCTAGATGTTTATTTTATGTGGAAGATCAGAAGGAGTACTTAAGACCCAACTTACCACCAACGTTTAGATCATCGAAAGAAAGATCAGTATCAGCAGTTAAAGCACTCAGTTCTCCGTATACACCGACAGAACTGGAAAGAGCAGCAGATACTCCAACCTTACCAGAGAAACGTGTTTCAGTTTCTTCACCATCAGGAGAGACTAGTGCAGGGCCTCCTTGGATATACCAAGCAGAACCACCATCACCAATATTACCTTCATATCCGATTCCAAAATCGGTAACGGCACCAGTGTAGTCGTCACCGGTCCAACCAGCGTTCGTTTCTACATTTACATAGGGTCCGGCTAGGGCGGCAGCAGGGGCAAGAGCAATTGCAGCGGCAGCTGCAGCGATAGTCGTTTTGAACATTTGTTTTCCTCGTTTTTTACTTGTGGAATGATTACCCACAGATGTTAAGAACCTCGACTGGTTCTGTTGTAATTCGTTACTTAAGTAACGGAGTATTTATACTCATCTTTTTTTCGGGTATTCGGATAACCCGAAAGCGGAATACCAGAATCGAACTGGTGACGAAAGGTTGGAAACCTTTAGTTTTGCCTCTAAACTAATTCCGCAGAGTGGGAGATTACTCTCCCATACACTTCCTTCACACAAGAAGTATTATATGACAAGATTGAATTCTTGTCAACTCCCCCGACTGGAATCGAACCAGTAACCCCAAAATTAACAGTTTCGTGCTCTGCCTGATTGAGCTACAGGGGAATGGCAGGCAAGGAGGGACTCGAACCCCCGACCAACGCATTAGAAGTGCGTGGCTCTGTCCAACTGAGCTACTTGCCCACACGAAGGCGGGGTATACAGATTCCCGACCCCTCTTAACGGAACTAACTACTACTGTAATAAGAAAATGCCTTTTCTCTAGCGTCTGTGTTCCCTCCACATATGTGTACCCTTATATTATAATTCCTTATGGTCTGTGCGTCAACCCTCTACGACTTCCGTCTCAGACACTTCTACTTCTGGTTCAGGTTCTGGCAGTTTGACACCGGTTGCTTCCAAATACTCAATAGCACCTTGAGTTTTAAACATCAATTCTCTTGTTCTTGTCGATTGTCCTTGAATATTTTCTAATTTGGATACCAGAGTATTTCTTTGCTCAATTAATTGTGAAAGATGATTTTGTTGTTCGTTCATTTCAAATCATTATTGTTTCAACTTATTTATAACTAAATAATTCCAAACCAATTGCATCGAAAAATGAAAAAATCACTGCTGTTTTTTGGTATTATGTTTTTGATGGCACCTTCAGCACATGCCGATATTACAAGTAGATTAACTTCAAGTGTTCAATTAACTGTTGATGCAGCAGCATCACAAGCAACAAGAATTGGTAGTTCATACTCCGTAAGTGGTAGTAATGTTTCAGCAACTCTTGGTGGTCTCACAGCACCAGCAGGTGCAACAGATGCTGCAACAATGAATGCTGGTACATATACACAAACAACTGATGGAGCAGCAATCACCTTCACAGAGTCATTTACACAAGGTGATGCCGTTAATGTAATCAACTCCGGAACAGATATTACTTCGGGTGTTGTAGGTTCTCTCCCTGCTTATGGAGAAGTTACTACAACTGCTGGTGGTGTCGCAGGAACTCTTGCAGGTTCAGTTGATTCTGCCGGTATTATCGGAACTTTAACTGCCGGTGGTGCAGGAACAAGTGCAACAGGACAGTTTGTATCTGAAATTACTGTTAGATAAATGAAAGAATCTATTGGATTGGGTTTACTTTTAGGTATTCTACATGGACTACTTCAACCAGTAGGAGCAGTCCCAGTTGTTCCTAATTTCACACAAGGTTCTCAAACATCCACCACAGAAACAAAAACTAAAGTAAGTGAAACTATAAACTCTATAAATTATAATACAGGATACCAATATAGTGTAACTGGAACCAATGTTCAAATGGATGGTTCCAGTATAACACCAGGAACTAATTCTACATCAAATAGCATCGATGGGGTGACTTCATCATGGACGAATCTAAATCTAAACAACAAACCCAACTGGACAGTAACAACACCAGGACAGGCATTTCAATTTACAGAAACCTATCAAGGTCCTGGAATTTCAAATCAAACAATCATACAAAGAACAACAGAATTAGACAGCGTTACAACTACTACAAGTATCTTCTCCCAGTAATTACATTATTATTTGCAACTCCTTCTTATGCTGAAACTGTTGGTGGTGTCTCTGCTACTGCTGCTCCTGTTGCTAACTCTTCAGGTTCCGTTACAAACCAGGCTATACAAGTCCTTCAGGGACCATACATTACAAACACCTACGGTGGAGGTATACAATGTCAAGGTCCCACTCTCAACTTTACACCCTATGTAACAGGTGCCGTATCAGCACAAAAACCTTTTGAAGATTTTTATAATGATCCAGTATATGATTTAAGAGACCTTGATGAGGATGGTTCTTTAGATAGCCCAGGAAATATATTATACCAAGTTCCAATAAGAACAGGACAGAAAGATAACTACAGTTTAAGTCTTGGATTTTCTGCTACTTGGTCTAAACCATTAGATGGTAAATTACAAAATCAATGTAAACAAGCAGCAGCAACTCAAATAGAATTGCAGCAACAATTGATTGCCAATAAAAGATTAGATTTTGAGATTGCGAGACTTAAGAATTGTGGAGAACTTAAGAAACAAGGAATTTATTTTCACCCCAAGTCTCCATATTATTCGGTATGTGCAGATATTATAGTCACTAATCCAGGTGGAGTAATTCCACAACATAGACATTCTATCCCGACACCAGTATCAAAGAAAGCAGAAGATCTTGGTGGTGTTATATCAACGTCCCCTTAATTTCCTAATTGCTCTTACTGCTTCACTTTTCTCTCGTTGAATTTCTCTTCGTTCAGTAATACTTAATATAACTTCTTCTTTACCTAAATTAGTAGAAACTTTTTTAATTATTTTCTTCATAGCAGGTCTAATAATTTTTAAAAGAAAATTTGCTAATGGTCTAGCAACCAATGCACTGGTTGCAGCAGCGGCAGCAATAACAGTAGTTGATACAACTGCTTCTGCTGGAGGTAAGTAATCTATGATGTTAATAGGTTCTTCTATTACAGGGTTTTCAGGTTCTTCAGTTTTAATTATAGGTATTTCAGTTTTAGGTATAATAGGTGGTTTAATTTGCGGTGATTTAAAATCTGTCTCCGGAGGTTTATAAGGAGGGACAGGTGCTTTTGATGGTTGAAGATAATCCTCAGCATTAAAATCTATAGGATTATAAGATGGTAATGAACCATCACAAAATGTCAATGTTCCATTTGGATCATCTTGAAGAAGAGCAGTGTTCTTTGGATTTTGCTCTTTATTAGATTCTACACATCCAGGAAGATTAACAATAGGAAAACCAAGTTGAACTGTCACAGGAACAGCAGTTGGTATTGATTGCGATGGTGTCATTACATAATTAGGAATATCCATAGATCTAATTGGACTTATGGATATTGGTCTTAATTCAATATTAGGAATATTCTCCATTAATCATTCTTAAAAATTCCAGCAATACCGGTAAACAAGTGGTAAAAAATCACATAAAGAAAAAATCTATTTTCAGTATCGGATTTTTTCTTTACAGTTGATCTCCTTCTCTTTGCATTAGAAACAGACATAAGAATTCACATTTACTATTATATATTTAACAAATCTCATAAAGTTTTCAGAAAGGCAGTGCTCCACCAGTCATCGAAGGAACTGATTGCGAAGATTCTGGAAGAACATTTCCAGTCATGCTAGGCATTTCTGGTAGTGAAGAATTAATCATACCAGGAAGTGCTTCAGTAATTGCCTTAGTAATTTGTTCTGTTGCTTGTTCCTTTACCTGCTCAATCATTGCATCCTTATTAAGATAAAGATATGCTCCGGCACCAACAATGGATAGTGTTACAAGTCCTGAGAGTAATGCGATTCCGTTAACTAATTTTTGCATTTTAATTTTTACCTTTTTTTATAGGCCATGTAATATGTAGACCATAACAAAGTAATGTTACAAATCCAAATACAAATAAAGTACTCATCATTTTACTTCCCCATATTAATAATGGTTTCTATTTTAACCAGTCTGAGTTCCAGTTGTCTAACTCGTTCTACAGTATCTTGAACTGCCTTAGGTGGTTCAAAACCATCAATCCAATCATCATTTTCTTCAATCTCTTCCCAATGACTATTAACAGTGCTTTCTAAAGAGTTAAGTCTTTCAATAACACCGTAATATGCCCAGGTAGATACAGCAACGGCACCTAAGATACTAATAAGGTTTCTGAGTGGTATTGCTACTTTTGAATCATCAGATACAGATACAGGTTTATCGTTTTCCATTAGTCCACTAATGTGCCATGTGCTCTGCGAATTTCACGAAGTGCTTCAAGGTTCATATCTTTAGTGCCTCCATCATATGCATGAGCATATCCTTCAGTAATCATTTGCTCGTTAAGGGACACTGATTCGTCCCCAATGTATAACCAACCAAGAAGACGCCCATACTTCCCCATGCCACCAACAAGTTCAGTCCTAACAGACAACTCATCATCACCAGCGATAGTACTCTCCAGTTTCTCTTTGAGCCAGTTGGTTGCGTCGATTCCAAGTGCTTTCTCCTCTAGGTTCCTCGTCCTTTTCTCCGGTGTATCAACTCCAGCAACTCTAACTCTTTCTTTCTTGTATAAATCAAACCCGAGGTCAATAGTGACATCGATAGTATCGCCATCAAGAACACGATTGATCTCCGTCACTCGGAAGTTGTAGCAGCTCTTCCTGCTTGGTGGAGTCATTGCTCCCATCTCCTATTTCCTCAAATGCTTCTCCTATTATGTATACAACATAACCTAATGCTAATCCAACAGCAATAATTACTAGAATAATTACTGACCATACAGGATCAGCAACATTATCAAGTGGACGTAATAATAAATTCATTTATTATAAGGAATAAGGTGGTTGAGGAGGATCCGTTGGCACAGGTTTAATTATTGGTTTACTATTTTCAAATCTAATTGGACCTTGCTCAACTCTTATAGTTTGAGAAGGTGCAGTTTGTGCAGCAGAATCAATTAATTTTTGTAAATCTTCTTTACTAATTCCACCACCATTACCACCACTTTCTCCTGCTTTCTTTGCTGCCTGAACACCAAAGGTTGCTAAAACTCCAGTAAATACTGATGCGATAAAAGTAGGATCTAATTTTTGTTCAGGAACACCTAAAGCAGGAGGTAACTTAATATATGCAAGTGTGAGTATTCCACCACTCCATACCAAAATAGCAAGACGAACAAATGTTGATAATATTTCTAATTGCTCTTCTTTATCATCAACAGATTCTTTAAGTTTACCAAAAATGCTTTTATTTTTTAACTCTCGATTCTTAACTTCTTCTTCCATTAAAAACCAGCAAGGTTCTTATATTTATGGTTTAAGAAGGTCAACTGTGATATTTGATTTTTCTATTTGATTAAATTTTTGACACAATTTATCACTGGATTCATGTTCCCATTTATGATATGTTTTTTGTAATTGTTCTTTATAATCAGAACTATCGCACAATTTCATTTCTTCGGCAACGATAGTCTTGATTAGTATATCTCTAGTTAAAGATGTCATACTTGATTTCTTGTTATCCAACAAAGAGTTCACCATTATAACACAAGAGGTTTCACAAAACTCTTCTTGGTAGGTTATCTGTTTAGGATGATATTATTTAGTAATGTAACCTTCCTTAACTAAGTACTTACGGGTTAAAGGAGTAGGTTCATAAACCTCCCACATATTACCCTTGGCACATGCTGCAAGTGCATCAGAGGTCATTCCTTCCGTTTTACCTGCCCATGTTGCTTCTTTCTCCCATGGCCATACTGATTCGTGATAGGTACTCTCTACCATCTCACTCCACAACATAGGTACTTGATCTTCAGGTTTAATAATAGCAATCAAACTATTATCAATAGTCCCTGCCATGCAATCCTGTGCCGCGTGCCATCCTTCATGTCTCATCACACTCATCAATACATTTGGACGACCCATGAATTCTTTATTAAGAAAGAAATTATTCCCTACAGTGTGATAAACACCCCTATGTCCTACAGGAAAATATTTTTGATCTGCTAGAAATACATTGACCCCAATCATATTAAGGGAATTAATCATATTATTAAATTCAGTAGCAACAGAATAAAAAGAATCAGTATTGGAATACTGACTAGAAATATCAAGGATGTTATAAACTTGTTTTACATCATCTGTACACTCTTGCAAAAGCATACATCCCATAGAATGCATAGTGAAGTACTCACTATCTTTAAGTGGATCTGCAAAAACAGGAGTAGTTAATGCTGCAGATGCCAATAAACTTGCAATAATTTTTTTCATCTAAATTGTCCTAAACCAGTTCCGGATTGCCAACCTTCCTGAAAATTTTCAGAACCACTTCCAAATTGTGGAGTGGGATTAAGTTGAGTTGTTGTTTTTTGACTACGTGTAGCAATATTATATATTACCTCATGAATATCTTTTGGTTCTACCGTATCATCTTCAGGTAACAATTGACCGTCAGATACTGCATGTTCATATGCTTCCCTAATAGTCATTTGAGAATCAGATAAAACTGCCGAACCAAACCAAGAATCATCTTTCAAATACTTAGGAGCAGGAACACTTACAAATGAACCATATCCTTGAGTAAAATGTCCTGGCCCACATTCAAATAATGGTGCTTCTAAATCATCAATCAAACATTCTACTTTTGGTTTTTCTTTAGCAAAGATTGATTTGAGTTTTTTAATCATACCCATATCATCTTCTTGGTGTAATCATATGCATAAAGTTCTCTATTACCTTTGATACCCCATCCTAACCAGTAGTATGCAGGTCTCAT